GTGTTGATTCGTTGCTTAACACCGAAGCAGTTGTATCCTAATCTAGATAACAGAGGAGAATTAAAATGATCACAGATGCACTTCTACGGGTTTCAGATGCGCAAGCATTAACGACCACAGCAGTTAGTACCAACACCATTGACCTACTTACAGCACGGGACATGGGTGAAGGTGCGGACTTATACTTCAACTTCGCTATGATTACCGCTGCTGTTGGTGGTACTAGTGTAAAATTTGAAGTTATCAGTTCAGCCGCAGCAGCATTGACCTCACCAACCGTTATCGGATCTAGTGATGCAATCGTCACCGCATCCTTAACGATTGGTACAAATGTTGCTGTACGAGTAAACCCTGCCCTGGCAAGTTTAGGGCAACGGTATCTCGGTACGCGATACACCATTGTTGGCACATACAGTGCTGGCACGGTGACTGCTGATCTGGTTACAGACATCCAAGATGGTAAGAAATTCTACGCATCAGGATTTTCAGTAACATAATTTAAAGGAAACTAGCCATGGCTAAGAAATACCTTGTTTTAGTAAAATCATATATCAACAATGCAATTCGTGAGGAAGGCGATGTTGTTGAGTACGACACGAAGCCAGGATCCAATCTTCAACTGGTAGAGGACGATGCTAAAGAAGAGGTTGTAAAGGAAACAAAAAAGAAATAGTTGTGGTGCGTTTCTAGTGTTTATAAAGGGGGATTCGGGAAACCTTTTCCCCCTTTTTTCTGAGGGGAAATTATGGCATCAGAAGTCGATATTGTTAATCTTGCTCTAGCAAACCTTGGAGATAACGCAACTGTAACGAGTTTATATCCTCCAGAAGGATCTGCTCAGTCAGAACACGCTGCAAGATTCTACCCAATAGCACGGGACACCCTGTTAGAAATGCATACATGGGCGTTCACCACCAGACGAGCAACCCTTAATCTGCTGAACATTACAGTTCCTCAATGGCAGTATGTCTACGCAGTACCAAACAACTGGATCGGTTGCATCGCAATCCTTCCACCAGATTCAAATTCAGATTACAGTTCAATATACTCCCCAGTTGATACTCTTGGGTATACAGCCAACAATGTCCCTCTAGTACAGGGCGGCCAATATATTCCACAACCATATCAAGTAGAGTCTGCTGATGATGGCTCAGACATTATCCTTACAAATCAAGAGAATGCGATACTTAGATATTCTGTATCGGTAACTGACACCACAAAATTCACCGCGATGTTCACCATGACCTTGGCCTGGCACCTGGCATCGATGCTTGCCGGTCCAATAATTAAAGGTGATATTGGGGCTGCGGAAGCGGAAAGATGTGCAAAAATGATGTCCATCTATTTACAGAAAGCGAAGGAATCTGATTCTATTGACCGCCAGGTTAAGCCGGGTCATATAGTTTCATGGGTTGCCGGACGATAAGATGCCAAATATAAAGATATTTAAAGGATCTTTTTCTGGTGGTGAGATGTCACCAGATATGTTCGGGCGTATAGATGACGGTAAGTATCAGAGTGGAGTGGCAAAGTGCAGAAACTTCATAGCAAGGCCGCAGGGTCCGGCAGAGAATAGGGCTGGATTTGCCTTTGTAAATGAAGTTAAGAACTCAAACGTAGCGACTCGCTTAATACCGTTCACCTACTCAACCACCCAAACCATGGTGATCGAGATGGGTGCCGGGTATTTCAGATTCCATACACAGGGAGCGACTCTACTAGCGGGGTCTCCAGCGGCGTACAGCGGCGCAACAGCGTACATTGTCGGTGGACTGGTCAGTTCTGCCGGGATTAACTACTACTGCATACTAGGAACCACCGGGAACGCCCCGCCGAATGCAACTTACTGGTATCCATTACCAAGTATTTACTACGAGATTCCAAATCCATACGCTGCCGCAGATCTGTTCGATATACACTATGTGCAGTCTGCTGACGTTATTACTTTGGTGCATCCAACGTATCCTCCCAGGGAATTAAGAAGGAATGGTGCCACCAACTGGACCCTACCAACCATTAATTTCACGCCACCTATATCGGCACCAACAAACCCAACGGTAACATCGACAGGGTTTACGGCTCCTGGGAAGTACAACGCATACTACACAGTAACTGCTGTGGGGGCTGACGATATAAGTCAATCTGCTGCCAGTACCAACGCACTAGGGCTTTCATTTAATATCACCGGCATTACTGTTGCCAATCCTGGCGTGATCACAACAGCGGCCCATGGCCTTGCGGTTAACGACCGAGTGTACATATCTGGGATCACAACCGGTCCAACAGCATTGAACGGGAACTTCTACCTGGTTAATACGGTTCCTTTAGCGACAACTCTGACACTAAAAACAGAAGCTGGCGTAGTTGTGTCTACTGCCGCAATGCCGGCATGGGTTGCTGGTGGAACTGTAAAGCTTGCCTTTATAAGATCGAATCTATTCGAGACAGGGTGTACTAATTTCATAAGCTGGGATGCTGTTAGTGGCGCCACTAGGTACAGAGTCTACAAATTACAAGGCGGGATATATGGTTACATTGGAGAAACTGGCGGCCTTTCAATTGTTGATGACAATATTGCTCCTGACCTGGGGGTAACTCCACCAACCTATGAGAGCGCGTTCAACTCGGCAGGCAACTACCCGGCAGCCGTTTCATATTACGAGCAGAGAAGGTGTTTCGCAGGGACTACATTAGAACCACAGAAGATCTGGATGACCAGGTCCGGGACTGAATCAGATATGTCCTATTCTCTACCAATCAAGGATGACGATAGGATCGCATTCAGAGTGGCCGCTCGTGAAGCGAATACGATTAGACACATTATCCCCCTCACTCAACTTCTATTGCTCACATCAGCCGCAGAATGGAGGGTCACATCAGTCAATTCAGATGCGATCACCCCATCGACGATCAGTGTTAGACCCCAGAGTTATGTCGGATCGAGCAATGTGCAGCCGGTGGTTATTAACAATACCTTGGTGTACGCATCATCGAGGGGCGGCCATGTACGCGAGTGCGGCTACAACTGGCAAGCGCAGGGATTCATCACCGGTGACCTTTCAATCAGAGCGGCTCACCTATTTGACACATATACTGTTAACGATATGTGCTACTCAAAGTCTCCATTGCCGTTAATTTGGATGGTATCTAGCACCGGAGATCTGCTCGGCCTTACTTACATTCCAGAGCAAAGCATCGGTGCCTGGCACCGGCATGACACTGATGGGACGTTCGAGAGTTGCACGGTAGTTGCTGAAGGAACCAATGACGTTCTTTATGTAATAGTCAAAAGAACCATCAACAGCGTAACAAAAAGATACATTGAGCAGCAGCAGCCAAGAATATTTCCAGAGCAGAAGAATGCTTACTTTGTTGATTGCGGCGGGATATATGACGGAGCAAATACTTCTGCAACCACGGTCACGGTCAGCGGCGGTACCTTATGGGGTCCATCTGAACCGCTAACAATAACCTCATCAACAGCGCAATTTAACTACCCATCGCAAGCTGATGTCGGTGACGAGATAGTTATTTATAGCGCGGACGGGGTGACTGAGTACCATCTTTTGATTACCTCGACTACATCAACAACCGTAGCAACTGCAAGAATTGACAAGATATTAGAGGTCGCTTTAAGGAACGTGGCCACCACCGACTGGTCATTCGCACGAAATATAATCACCGGACTCTCCCATATTGAGGGGAAGGTAGTTAATATTCTTGTAGATGGAGCGGTGCATCCACAGAGAACCGTTTCTAGTGGGTCTGTAACGCTCGACAGGGCGGGATCGTACATTGTCATAGGCCTTCCTATCACCGCCGATCTTCAAACGCTGCCAGCGGCCTCTCAGATGGACAGTGCATTTGGCCAAGGACGGTACAAGAATATAAACAAGGCTTGGATCAGAGTCTACAAATCGTCTGGATTATTCATAGGGCCGGATGAGAACAACCTGGTCGAGGCAAAGCAAAGAACTACAGAGCCATACGGATCACCACCGGCACTGAGGTCACAAGAAATTCTAGTGATGACAACTCCAACCTGGGCAGATGGTGGCCAGGTCTACATTCGCCAAACAGATCCTCTACCTCTGAGTATAGTTGGACTGACTCTTGAGGTCGCTGTCGGAAGTTAGTATCCGTATCACTGTTGGTTGATGTTCCAATACAAGAAAAGCGAGGAATAAAATGGCGAACGGAATATATAATGCTGGTGCAACGGTTTATAACCCTGCCGCATTTACTACCTCAGTAGGAAATAACTTCTCTTCTGGGTTCGGTCTTAATACATGGACCGGAGGAGGAGCATCATCAGCGGCTCCAAAAATGGCATCATCTGGCGGCTCATCCATGAGCGCAATGGGTCAGATGGGCGTTGGAATGGCTATCATGGGAGCGATCCAGAGCGGGATAGGAACATTCTACGCAGCCAAGTCAGCAAAGAATCAGTTGAAGTCTCAGGCAATGACGTTCGACTACCAGAAGCAGATGTCAGCATTGAACGCTAGGGCCATGGAAGACACCGCCCAGCAGATAATGAGGGCTGGAGAACAGGACATTGGTAGGCTTACTCTTAGGGCTGGCCAAGTAAAGGCATCGTCAAAAGTAGCACAGGCTGCTCGTGGAGGGCAGATTGGAACTGGATCGAATGCTGAAGAGTTGGCATCATTAGAGTTAATGACACAGACCGATGCACTTACCATAAATTCAAATACTGTACGGGCTGCATGGGCCGCCAGAACTCAGGCTCAAAATTATGAGGCACAAGCTGCAATGGCCGGGGTGTCAGCATTCGGAGCAAGATCGGCAGCAAGCCAAATAAGTCCATTCGGTCAGGCGAGTACAAATCTTATGTCTTCCGGCGGGAATGTTGCTTCAGCATGGTACAACCTAGAAATGTCTAAGAGATACATGGGCGGTATGTTCATGCCACAAAACTAAGGTGATATAGATGCCACAAGTTCCATATGAACTAACGCAAGGACTCAATGTAGTCAGCCCAGGGATGAGAGAAGGGGTTGATGTTAAGACATATCCTAACCTCCAAGCGGAACAGATGGTCGAGTCTGGAACGCAGATGGTGCGTTCCGGCACCAATCTCAAGATTATGATGGATCAGGTCATGCTTGACCGCGCAGAGGCAGAGGCCAAGAGCCATGACAGTGAAATCGCTGACACTCTAAGAGTGAAGTTATACGATTCAAATAATGGATTCACAACCCTTTCTGGCAAGGCCGCGCTAGATAGAAGAGATCAAATTACAAAAGAAATAAATGATTATAAAAAAGATTACATATCAAAGATCAAAGATCCGTTCGTTGCTCAATTAGTATCAAGGGCGGCTGGTACAAGGTACCAACACGCATATCAAACTATAGACTCCCATACATCCTCGCAAGGGAAGGTATACGAGGCATCTGCATCTGCCGCTAGAATTGATACATTAAATAATGACGTAGCCGCCCTTCATGCTAACAATGGTGACCCTGTGCAGATTGCAACATTAAAAGCTACCAGAGATAGCGAGATTGAATCGCTTGCAAAGAGGCAGGGTCTGGTAAATAAAGATGGCGAAGTGGATCGCGGCAACCCATTGTTTGTAGCAATGATGTCCTCTGTAGAAACAAAGTTGGTGAGTGATATGGTCACAAATTCTGTGGCTCAAGATAATCCAGCGAAGGCAAGGGCGGTCCTGGAGGCCAATAAAAAGGGAATAGATCAAACTGTATATAACCAATTAAGTAATCTTGTTAGAACTGGATCTGTTAAAAATGAATCAATGAAGTTGTTCGACAGTATGTCATCGCTTCCTCCGTCAAAACAAAAAGCGGCTGCTAAAGATATGTTCTCTAAGGGCGAGATATCAGCAGAAGTTCGCGATGCATGGGAGTCAAGAACAGACAAAAGAGAGTCTGATCTCAGGCAGTCTTCTGCTGTAGGGAAAAATTCAATAATGGACCAAATACAGGCATACGCTGCGAATAATCCTAACGCTGTATTGGCAGACTTCCCGGCAACTCTACAACAAAATGCCAAGAATGCCGGGGTATGGAGCAATGCTCAAGACTTTATGTTCCGCGGCAAGTTTGTAACAGATCCAATGAAGTGGGCCGAGATAAGCGGAAGGCCACAGGCATATTGGACCAGCATAACTCCGGAGCAATTTACAGCGGAGAATAGGCCGTTTTTAGATAACCCAACTCTTGAGAGGGGAATATCTAGGCTGCTACTGGCGCAAGGAAATAAAGATCCGAAGGTTGTTACTACGGCATTGCAGAACAAAATGTTAAGAACTCAATTAGTGGACAATAATGTTATCCCCAATAAGGGCAAGCCAAGCGAGGAAGAGGCTCAACGTCAAGTTGACATCGAGACAGAGGTGGATAACAGAACTAGAGAATTCAAAGATAACGTCAAAAGGAATCCAAATAATACCGAGTACAAGCAAATAATATCAAGCGTTCTATCCGACACGGTAAAAGTACCCGGATGGTTTGGAAATAAAGAAATATCTGTATTCGGAATGTTGCCAGAAGAAATGCCAGATGCTTATGTAAGCGTACCTATTGGAACCCTCCCTGGGTCTCGCGGACAAGCCGGGAGATCTATTGATATTTATCTTAAAGATATCCCGACTTCATTCGTGGAAGCTTATACTAAAGAACTTATTAAAGACAATCAGCCGGTTACGCAGCAAGCAATTGCTAGCTTGTGGCACGGTCATCAACAAAAAAATAAAGGAAAGTAATGGCTGATCCGGAAATATTAAGCAAGTGGAAGAGTGAGCGGGCGTTCACAGCGGAGCCAATCTACACGGTAGATAAGGAGTTAATGGCAGAACTAAAGCAAAAGACTAACCAAAATTTCTCCATCTCCGTTAACGATGCGGTCAAGGTAAATGCTGACGATGCAGCCCACATTCAAAACATAGCTAGAGAGTTGAGCCTATCAACCGATGTGGTTGAGAGCAACAAGGGCGATTTGGATGCGTTTGTAAAGGCCAGGAGAATTGAGATGAGCAGCCTGGCTCGTGCAAATCCTGTCCTTAATTACAAATTTACCAACCCAGACTTCGCTAAAGTTGCCCACCCTGATTATGAAAATCTTGGCCTTGTTGAGCAGTCAACTCGTGCGGTACAGGCATTCGGATCAGGCATTACGGGACAGTTGATCGGTGGCGGCCTTGAGGGCATGGGGCAGTTCACCAATACAGCGGTAAGGAAAATAACAGGGTACGACACATCTATCGGCAAAGGTTTGATTTATGCTGGCAAGCTGGCCCAAAAATTAACTGAACAATATATAGCCCCGTCTGGCGGAGACCAGACAAAGGTTGAGCAAGTTTTTTCGGGCGTTGGACAGGCCGCCGGTCAGGTGGCGCTGGCTTTTCTTGGTCCAGCAGGGGTTGCGAATGCGACAATGCTTCTAATTGGACAGGGAGCGAAAACCGCCAGAGATAAAATAGATTTAAGTCCAATAGCACTACAGGCACCAAAGTCAGATCAGGATTGGCAAGTATTAACAGGAGGGGTAATAACTGGCGCAATTGAAATGGTAGCGACCAAGTTAATGCTAAACACTCCACAGACCTTGGCTTTAAAAAACAAGCTTTATGACTACGCTGCAAAGATCGCGATTGGAGCGACACAAGAAGCGTTGACTGAGTACGCTGAGAATATCGCGCATGACTTAAATCAAATAGCATTTACAGACCCGAACTCGAAAGTAAAATATAGCGAGGCCGTTGATTCCGCTGAGATTGGTGGTTATGTTGGAGGCATCGTTCAAAGCGTTATCAATGCCGGTCTCCATATTAGATCCAGGGGCCAGCAGCAATCATTCCAAGACTTGAATACTGCCACCGGAAGGCAGAAGCTGAAGGAGAGGTCGGAGGGGGCATACTCTAGTTACTCTGATGCTGTTGCAAGCCACATGGCCAACTCTAGCAATGGGGAAATTACCAGCGTATTCATAGATGCCAAGGCATTTAGACAGGCTTTGACTGACAATAAAATTGATCCGGAGTCTGTTGGCAAGGAGCTGCCTTCGATTGCAAAGCAGTTGGAAGTGACTTCAAATGTTGGTGGAGATATAGAGATACCGATGAACGAATGGATCGGCAAGGTTGCCGGTACAAGCATCGGGGATATCCTAACTCCCCATGTAAGGGCATCAGTAGATGCGCTGTCCGCAACCGAAGTGCAGCAAGCGCAGGCTATGCTCCCAGATATATCCAAACAAGTTGCGGCTGTTTTAGCAAAGAAGCAAACAGACGATGCTTTCGTAAAGTCATCGCATGAAGTGCAAGACATCATGTTCCAGCAACTCAAGCAGACTGGAAGGTATGCAGATCCAGTATCAAGGATTAACGCTCAGTTAGTCCGTGACTTCGTAGTCACCCAGGCGGCCAATCAGAACGTGATGCCTATGGATTTCTTCAATAAGTATATGTACAAGGTTACTGCTGAAGGCCAGGCTCAGTACAATCAAGATGCTGTAGCAGCTACCGACATTATTAGCCAGACACAGGAGTTCAAAGATTGGTTTGGTAATTCTGTTGTAAAGAATGCAGAAGGCAAGCCAACAGTCTTATTCCATGGCACCGCAGACAATGTAACCGACTTTGATCCTAATCATCCAAACCGGAAGGACACTGGATGGCTCGGCACCGGAGCGTATCTAACTGACAGCACAGAAGCAGCGGATCTGTATGCTCAACAGAAGGCAAAAGGTATTACTGGCCAGAATGTAATGCCGGTCTATGCCCGTCTAGAGAACCCGTACACCGCCACAAAGGAAGAGAAGGCTGCTGTAAAGGCTGGCGGAAGAGCGGCTGCTGATGCATTCACAAAGAAATTAATGGATGCTGGACACGATGGAGTTATCTATCAGATGTCTCCAGATGCCAAGGAGATAGTTGTATTCAACCCTGCCGGTGTTAAGTCTGTATTCAATGAAGGAACGTGGAGTCTTGAGACTAAAAACCTTCTGAAGCAGTCATTATCAACTCGCCTTCCATCTTCAGCCAAGGCCACCGAAGATCCTATGAGTTCGGTATTGAACATTAATTTTGATGTCACAATGTCTGATGAGAAGACCCTCGCCAAGAATTTAAAAGCATTGCAAAGCACGGCAAACTTTAGAAAGCTGACTGGTGCTGGAGCAAGGGATGTAAGGAGGAATGTCGAGTCTATTATTGACCACATGGTCAGCAATCTTCTATTTCTGCACGACTCTTTCCCTGCCGAGATGCGCGAGAGAGCAGAGCTTTGGTATGACGGTGGAAGGAAAACTGCGGAGGAGTGGGCGAACAGATATGGCATTAGCGAGATGCAAGCGGCAGCAGCTATCGCTGTTCTATCCCCACAAAATGGATGGTTTGCAAATGTAAGTTCAGCAGAACGAGTTGCTGACATTATCTTTGGAATGCAATCTTTTGTCTGGGATAGCGCGATGACAGAAGAAGCAAATAAAATCCCACAGGAGAAGCCAGAAGATAAGGCAAGGATGAAAATGGCCGAAGGGAAATCTTTGGGTGAGGTGCTTAATGACCCAGAGATCGCAGCAAGATGGATTCGTGTTTTCGACCAGACCCACAATAATCGTTCGTACAGAATACTAACCCCAGAGGGCGGCGCATCTAACTACGTTACGATAAAGGACGGAAGCGATGCAACGATGGCATGGAACTCATTTGTAACTATCGCCAAAGTAGTATCTATTTTGACAGACGGAACCGCCAGCAATACTTATTACCAGATTGGAAAAGAACACAAGGTACGGAACTTCTATAATAATTTGTTCGCTCCGAACAGTCCTCTTGGATTTGCGACTATAGATACCCATGCGGTGGCTGCCGCGAACTTGCGCCCATTAGCGACTAGTGATGCTGAAGTTGTTCAAGCCTTCGGAGGGAAGGGGTCATCCTCATCAAAAAATACTGGATTGAATGGCACCTACCCAATTATTCACGAGGCTTATAAAAGGGCTGCCGAAGCCAGAGGAATACTTCCAAGGCAGATGCAGTCAATAACCTGGGAAGCTGCTAGAGGGCTTTTTGAATCGTCCAAAAAGAGCGGGATGAAGGCTGCCGCAAACGCGATATGGTCGCGGTATAAGTCTGGAGAGATAGACCAAGAACAGGCTCAGAAAGAAATATTTGCCTTGGCCGGTGGGATCACTCCCCCAAGTTGGTCTAGTGTTCCATTCAATGACACGGTAGGGCGCACCTATGAAGGCGCAGCGCAAAAGGCAATCGATGCCATTGGTAATGTTGGTGCCAAGCCAAACCCTGTAAACGTCCTATATGAAGTTGCTCCAGATCCTAATGATGTTGAACTGACTGCCGCATGGAATACCTTGTCACAGGATGATAAGTTTAGAATTTCTCAAGAAGTATCGGCGGTGATTATCCCTAAAATACTTGAAGAGATCGGGAGTTCCGGAAAGGTTTCGGCAACTATTGGCGGGTACCTGGGAGCAACAAACCCATCTCTGTCTTTATCTATTGACAGAAAGGAACTGGCTGTAATCGCAGCAAAACTTATCGGTCACGCGTTATCTCAGGATGCGATGGTGGTTATGGGTGAGCAGCAAATAACAGGCACCTCTGCTGTTGGAGCAGTCTCTATCGGCCTTCCAGAGGGCTATGGAGAGAGAGAAATTGCGGCTATGTATGACAAGCTGTGGGAGCTTGAGAAGGACGGTAAAAAGCTTGTTAACGGATATACGGCCCAAGATGGCTACATGGTAATTTTAAACCAATCTGGTCTAAGTAATGAAGAATTTGCGAGTACAATACATAACCACATTGGGCCAGAGTTTGAGGTTGACGGTCTTAATGTTTTTTCAGCTTTAATTGATAAGAAGGATTACGGTTATGACACTGAGAATGAACCAGCCACTGCCGGACGGGCATCCGTTGAAAAACGGAATGATAGGTTTCGTGTCGAGGCGAACAGTCTCCTCAGAGAATCAATCGCCGAAATTGGCACCAGAGGGACCGGAAACGGAAGCGGAAAGTATTCGAGCGGAGGCCTTACGCCGCTTGAAGGTGGACCGGTTCGTGGCGAGGACACCAGCCCCGACATCAAACTTGTCAGAATCGCAGAGCAATACGCAGCAGACAATGGAATCGACCTCAAACGGCAATCAGAATACGCCCAAGTAGATCCGGCTAGGGCAGCTAGAATTGCCGATGCCTACGCTGAAATGAAGCATGGCCCTCAAGACCCTGTGGTTGCTGAGGCGTATCAAAATATGATCAAGCAGACAAGGGCGCAGTATCAGGCCCTTGTCGATGCTGGTTATGAATTCTATTTCTACGACAATACCAACGACCCTTATGCTGGAAACCCATGGAACGCGATGCGCGATCTGCGGGCCAACCAACGTATGGGCGTGTACTCGACAGAGGCTGGCTTTGGATCTGGAGATACCGCTGGGACTGTCGATCAAAACGTATCAAATAACCCGCTACTAGAAGATACCGGCCTGGTATGGATGTTCGATGGCAAGCCTAGAAAAGTCCTAGCAAACGACCTCTTCCGAGCTGTTCACGATGCATTCGGTCACGGGCTGGAAGGGGCTGGATTCCGTGCAGCCGGAGAGGAGAACGCATGGCAAGCCCACGTTAGATTATTCACCGGCTCAGCAGTTGCTGCCCTCACTAGTGAGACACGGGGACAGAACAGTTGGACAAACTTTGGTCCGCATGGTGAGCATAACCGCACGGCAAAAGTAGAAGATACGATATTTGCAGATCAGAAGACCGGACTTCTGCCTGAGTTCGCTTTGACAGAAGGGCGTGTTGGAGATCAGCAGGCCGCCCCAGAAGTTCGCCCATCTAACCTATTGCGGCAGCCGGTCCAAGGTCAAGAAGATGCCCGTGGAGGATTCGACCCAACCACTTTGACTACCATTCTTGGGACGGAAGCAGATAACTCCACCTTCCTCCACGAGACCGCTCACTTTTTCCTGTCAGTCTATGCAGACATGGCAGCGAATCCCAACGCAACAGAGCAATCCAAGCAAGATATGCAGACCGTCCTCGACTGGTTTGGTGTAAAAGACCTGGATACCTGGAACCAAATGTCTCTGGATGAACAGAGAAAGTACCACGAGCAGTTCGCTTACAACTACGAGATCTATCTGTTCGAGGGCAAGGCACCCAACATCAAGTTGCAGACTATCTTTGATAGGTTCTCAGCATGGTTGGCCAGGGTATACAAATCAATCCGTGACGATCTGAACGCTATCTACCGGCAAGAGCATGGCACTGACCTTCCTATTCTAACCGGCGAAGTAAGGCAGGTTATGGATAGAATGCTGGCCACCTCAGAGCAGATCAAGCAGACAGAGACCGTCCGTAACATGGTGCCTATATTCCAAACTCAAGAACAATCGGGGATGGATGACAGCGAGTGGGCCGCTTATCAAGAGATGAGCCAGGAAGCCACCAACGCAGCCATTGGAGAGATGCAGACTGCAAGCCTACGTCAGATGAAGTGGCTATCCGGAGCAAGAAGCAGGGTTCTCAAGGAGATGCAGAAGGAGACCGCCGAGATCCGCAAGTCTCTCAGAGACAAGGTTGTTAATGAAGTAATGGCAGATCCGGTATATCGGGCTATCACATGGATTAGAAGCGGAGAAACTGTTGGCGCTGACGGAAGTATATTCAGAGTTGATGGCGGACACCTTCTATCGTTCAACGCATTAACCGATATGTACGGGGATGCAGCAGAATTCGCCGTTCCTGGTTTCGCTCCGGTTTCTGGGATGTTCGATTGGAGCGGATTAAAAAGTAAAAAGCTTGTTACCGGGAAAGGAACCCTGCATGACGGGATACACCCGGACATAGTTGCCGAGATGTTCGGATTCAAGTCTGGTGATGACCTTGTTAGGGCATTGGTCTCCGCTCGTAAGTTTAACGATGAGGTCAATGTTAGAACAGACGAAAGAATGCTGGCCGAACACGCAGAACTGCAAGATCCAAAGTCTATTGAAGTTGCTGTCGAATCAGCAATACACAACGAGGCTCGTGCAAGATTCGTGTCTGTTGAGTTAAGGCACCTAGCTAAAGCAACTGCTCCTGTCAGAGTGATGCTAGAAGCTGCCAGACAAGCCGCTGTTGCGATATTAGCATCAAGGCCTATAGGTACTATCAAACCAAAGAATTATTCGATTGCAGAGGCCCGTGCAGCGCAAGAAGCAATTAATGCTCTCAAGAAGGGAGACACTGCTGGGGCGATGGAAGCCAAGCGCAACCAGTTGCTGAACAACCAGCTTGCATCGGAAGCCATCAAAGTTAACCGGTCGGTTGCTAAGTCTCTCGATCTATTCAAGAAGGTATTCACTGCTGACTCTAGAATCGCAGATAAGCGCGACATGAATCTTGTTAGTGCAGCCAGGGCAATCCTAGCAAACTATGGGCTTGGCAAGACTGAACTGCCTGCCGGAGCATACCTGGCCAAGGTCCAAGAGTACGATCCAGAGTTCTATGCAGAAATAGAGCCAATGATCACTGCTCACTTGCAACAAGCCAAGCCAATTACCGAGCTGACAACGGACCAATTCACCGACTTGTCTGAGCAGATCCAGGCTTTATGGCACCTGTCTCGCAGAAGCAAGCAGATGGAGATTGACGGGAAGATGGTCGATAGAAACCTTATCATCTCCGAACTCGTTGACCGCATAGATGTAGTCGATACAAAGAAAGAACGCCGTGGATATGATAAGGCTATGTCCGATTGGGACAAGCGCAAGATCATGTTGATGGGTGCCAGGGCCGCAATGCGTAGAGTCGAGTCCTGGGTTGATGCCATGGACGGGGGTAGGTTGGATGGTCCATTCAGAAAGTACATCTGGAATCCGATCTCTGAGTCTGTTGCTGAATACAGAATCGCCAAGAATGAGTACCTCCAAAAGTATCTTGATATAGTTAAGTCGGTCGAGAAGGGCTTGTCTGCTGGATCTATAGCAGCCGGTGAAATTGGGTATACATTCAAGAATAAGGCGGAACTGCTCCACGCCATCCTCCATACTGGTAACGAGTCTAACAAAAGGAAGATGTTACTTGGCCGTGGATGGGCTGAAGAGAACCAGGATGGGTCATTAAATACTGCTCGATGGGATAACTTCATGTCGAGGATGTACGCTGAGAATAGACTTTCCAAGGTTGACTTTGATTTTGCTCAGTCTGTCTGGGATCTGCTGGAAGAGATGAAGCCGGCGGCTCAGAAAGTACACAAGGATATGTACGGCTTCTACTTCAATGAGATCTCCGCTAACCCAGTTATAACTCCATTCGGGATATACAGGGGTGGATATGTTCCCGCGGTGACCGACCCATGGATTAACACTGATGCTGCGATGCGTAACGAGCAAGAGACCGGCCAGACCGACAACTCTTATATGTTCCCGACCACCGGCAGGGGGTTCACCAAGGGCCGCGTTGAATACAATAAGCCATTAATGCTTGATCTTGGGTACTTCCCATCTCACCTTGATAAGGTTCTAAGATTCACTTACATCGAGCCAAAAGTTAAGGATGTTGCAAAGATTGTAAAGACCAGTCAGACATTCTCTGCTGCGATGGACAGGCTAGATCCGACCATCCGTGGAGATATGCTTGTGCCTTGGCTGCAAAGAACAGCAATGCAGATGATCAAGACCCCAATGAAGGGTGCCGGTGGAAAGTTGGCAGACAAGTTCTTCAGTGAGGTTAGAACTAGGACAGGGATGCAGATGATGGTTGGTAACGTAACCAATGCGCTGCAACAGGTGACCGGTCTGTCCATTGGAGCATTGAAGGTAAAGCCAGGCAATCTAAGAAATGCTTTGTGGTTATACACTCGCCAGCCAACAGATACGTCAACAATGGTTGCAGAAAAATCCAAGTATATGAATACCAGGATGAGTAACCAGCAATTTGAAATATCAAAGACTATTGATGAGCTGCTGCTGAATCCAAGCAAGTATGACAAATTAAGAAGCTTTGCTGGTAAGCACGGATACTTCATGCAGCAAGGTCTTCAAAATGCCGTTGATACTATTGTATGGGTTGGAGCATATAACCAATCAATGACCGAAACTGGCAATGAGAGAGATGCTGTTAGAGCGGCTGATTCAGCAGTTCGACTCACTCAGGGCAGCTTCTCGCCAGAAGATGTGTCCAGATTCGAGACCGGCACCGCATTCGTTCGAGCATTCACCATGTTTTACTCGTACTTCAATATGCAAGCGAACCTTTTAGGCACTGAATTCACCAAGACTGTTAAAGAATTCGGAGTTAAAAAGGGGATGGGCCAATTGCTTTACATATACACATTCGCATTTATGATCCCAGCAGTTCTATCTGAAATCATAGTACAGGGTGCCGGTGGGTTCGCAGATGGTGACGATGACGAGTGGGATGAGAATGATGCCATGGCTTTATTCTTTGGGTCTCAAGCTAGGACCGCCATAGCGATGATACCTATAGTTGGACCGTCAATAATGGCCGGTGTTAATGCGTGGAACTCTAAGCCATATGATGACCGTATAAGCACATCCGCATCGATATCAGCACTTGAGTCAACTGTTCGCGCACCAAATACTCTTTACAAAGCAATTGCTGAGGACGGTTCCTGGAAGAAGGCTATACGGGATACGCTTACCGC